TCAGATAGATGGCCGCGCGAGAAAATGTATCGAATTGATTTCTCACGGCGTGTGGCGAGGCATTTACCATCCGAATGGCCTGATCGCGCAGCATGGTCAGAGATAATTCAGCAAGCGGTAAAAACTGAGTCGGAGTATTTTTTGCTTGGCCATAGATCTGTACTGAATGATTGGGCTTCATGGGCAGAGCTAGAGTTAGATATTCATATTGCGGTTCAGTGCACGCGAGAGGCTGTCCTTTTGTTTTATGGGGACAAAGAGCATCTTCCACAGAACACTTCGCTCTTTCTTGTGCATGATGATTTTCGCAATTTTGTATCAGAGCTAATTTCTGGAGACTTGACTCCGTTGTGGGCTGCACAGATTGAGGCAACTGATACTCCGGGATGCATACAGGGTTTCCTGCCGAAATATCCGCGGTTGCGCGATTTGCAACAGTCTTAGCTTGCTCTTTAAAGAGAGAAGTTGATGGATAAGAATCATGCACAGGCTTCTCTTTTAACATTTGTTGAAGGCGTTTAATTTCCTGGGCCAGTTCAACACTGTATTCCCACAGGCCATCGATATGAGCAGCGGCTTCGACAAGAAAATATTCATCGGGATTATTTCGTAGCGAATGTGCAAGCATGTTGCTGTCACAAAAAAGGCTCATACGCTGCAAAATATTAATCGATTTACCATTCATGATTGAGTTTCCATATCATCCAGCAATGAAAAGGCGTGCAGGCACTCAGTCACAACACTTTCGGTAACGTCACAAATCTGAGTAATCGAATCGATATCTCGGTTTAAAACCTGTCGAAACAAGCAATCAGAAATAATGTCACGCACCAAAAGCACCTTGCTGTCATAAAGCGCTATCAATGAAAAATGTGTTTTAGCGTCAACGGTCTGTAGGCGAGAAAGCGAATACTTCGCTCCTTTCACTGCATCCGGAGCGAAGGAGATTCGATAGTTATTAGCAATGACAAAACTCATAGTGCACTCCTGTAATGCTGGTTTTTAAGCTCTGCAATTTCCTGACAGGTAATGCAGTGCGTGACACCAGGCACCACAGCGCGACGCGCTTCCGGGATAGCTGAGTCACATTCTTCGCAAAAGAATGCGCTGGCGGCACGCTGAGGCAGTGGGCGAGCCTGTTTAATATTACGCGCCAGTTCTTCATCCACGCGTTGTTGTACTAAATCCATAGAGTCAGCCATCAGTGCAACTCCTGAGATTCGTTTTCAAAACGGAGCGCTTCACGGCGTAACAGCTCGGCGGCTTCTTTTCCGTCCATACCTTCGCGGGTGATGTGAATCGCCAGAGCCTCAAGACGCAATGAGACAGCCAGTGCGCGGTCTTTGCGTTCTTCGCTTTTTGCTTTATTCAGCAAAGAAACCAGAGCGGTGTTATCGGCTTCAAAATTGTGCTTTTCGATGTTTCTCATATCTCTGTTTCCTGATTTTTGGCAAAAGAATGCCCGGCGGATTTACGCCTGATTTTTGGATGGATTAATTAATCAGCTAAATAGCAGTCGTGCTTTGAAAATCTGGCCGGGAGTAAACTTCCCCAACGGGTAATTTCATTCATCGAACGGATAATCAGTAAACGGCGCGCCTGCTCAAAATATTCAAAGGGCTTACCGATTTCGTCGGGTTTGAATGAGGACGGCTCCAGGCGGTTAGCCAGGGTAAGAACAACAAATTTAAAGTTGTTGTCGAGCTTATTAAAATTGCGCAGCGCCGTGTTGTTGGTCGCTTTTAATTGCTGGCGAAAACGCGCGAGACATTCGTCACCGGTCATTTTTAACGGGCCATCAATCCGCGCATGTATCAGGTACACATTGTTAAACGCCGTTTGTGGTGCCTTTACGGATTCAGCCAGAGCAGCACTTTTCATTTAGTCCTCCAGCGCTTAATCAGTCTGGTAACGAGTGATGGCTTGCGAGTTCGCAGCCCATTTAACAATGCAGACTGGTCGCGACTCGGGTGCCAGCGGTGATTGTTCTCACCCATAATCCAGCCGTGGCCATAATTCATGGACGGGCTTTGGCGTTTCAGTAATGAAGCGAATGACGGTTCCATATACATCACCTCAAATCAGACCGAATGAAGCGCTTAAACCACTGACAGTATCAACCACGTTATTCATGGCAGGGTTGGTCTGTAAGCGTGCGTGCATCGTCATTGCAGCAAGTGACAAATACCGAATACCCGAATTGACACTCTCAACCATCGAATGCTTGCGGCACGCTGTAAGCTTTTCATCAGATACTGCACCCGCAGCAATCTGGCCTACTTCGGCAGTAGCTTTGAGCGCGTATAACTGGAGTTTGTCATCGGCTAATTCGTTAACCGGAACGCATGGCAGGCAATGCAGTTGCGCCAGAAAACCATCAACTAACGATGGATCTTCAGTCACGTCAGTGAGAGCCATCAGCTCAGGAATATTTAACTGATGCGGCTGCTCTGGATTGAGCTTGTTGCGCAGCACTTGAGGGCGCATACCGAGTCTTTCTGCCAGCTCAGCCAAGTTGTGCTTTGTAGCAAAATTGCGACAGGCATCTTCATAGTGGGGCTGTTTAGAAACTTTAAAATCAAACATGGTTGCTCATCCTTAAACTTGCATAATCAAGTTATCGTTTGATGTAGCGACAATTGACGGCATGCTGGCGATTCTTTTCACGCCATGCAGCAACGTTAATCAATGCGTTACCATGTTTTTCCATCACGTCTTTACGTGATTTACCGGTCTCTTTGCAGGTAATTGTGCGTGTAACCTTGGTTGTTGGCGTTGGGGCAAGAAGTACAACCCCATTTGCAATCCACTTTTCAAGTAAAGAACTACTGATGCCATTGGCAGCACAGAAGTTTTCTTTGGACATAGTGGGGGAATTAGCTAGTGCAGCGGCTTTTTCCAGTGCCTGATCAAGAGCAGTATTGATGGCAGGGACTAACTGAGCTGCAATGTTTGCAATGAAGTCAGGGGAGGACAGCATCTGAGATGTGAGCTGAGAGTTTGCATTTTCAGTATGCATAACGCAGTATCTCCGGTTAATGGTTGTGTTCTATGGTGTTACATGTGGTGTGTATTCACTTTAGATCCCTTTTTTGTTTGTGTAAACATAAAAAAGAGATTTGATAAAACTTATGCGAATTGAAAATGCGGTCGCACCTGAGGTTCTTGAAAGGATTTTGTCTGCATATGGTTTTAAAATGCAGAAGGAGCTTGCAGAAAAACTAGGTATTGCAAGTAGCAATGTAGGTAGTTGGATACAAAGAGGGCACGTTCCGGGAAATGTAATTGTCCAATGCGCTTTGGATACAGGCGCAGATGTGAACTGGATTGTGACTGGCGAACTTGCAAAAGCAAATTTTGATCCGAAGGTTCAAGTAGGACAAGGCAAAGCCTTATATGAAGAGATCATGTCAAATGGTGGTAAACCAGTATTGCGTCGCATAATGGATGCATATGGATTCACCATGCAAAAGCAACTTTGCGATTTACTGGAGATATCCTCGGGTACTGTTAGCACATGGGTAAGACGTGATTATTTCCCTGGTGATGTTGTTGTGGCTTGTGCTCTAGATACAGGAGTGTCACTGCAATGGTTAGCTACCGGGAAAGGGTCGCAATGCAGTGAGAATGCCGCTATTCCTTCTGGCTCTTTAATTCCACGTAAAAACCTGGCAGCAGGTGTTCTGCATGATGCAGGACAATGGAATATCGATCTAAACTTTATTTCTCATGCATTAGCTGAGCCAGTATTTATATATAGCACTATTTCAGCATGGATAGTTGATTCGGCGGTGATAGAAGTTAGTAATGGTCGCTGGTTGCTCGGAATTGATAATAAATACGATGTCTATGATGTGACACTTTTACCTGGTAGAAAAATTACTGTTTCAAGTAAAGCCTCAAACTTCACCTGTGGTGCTGATGAAGTAATGCCTGCAGGGAAGGTGGTATTAACAATGGATTATAATTTTTAATGGTTTAGAACATGCATTCAAAGCATTTAGGCCAGGTGGGATTGTGGATGCAATGACTTTCATGGAGTGCTAAAGTGACTGATTCTATTGGATATATTTATATTTTGAGAAATGATTCTCATCAAGACAATGTTTATAAAATTGGATATACAAAAAATCTTCCTGAACTTAGAGCTAAACAATTGTACAGTGGAAAAACAGGTGTTCCCCAACCTTTCAAAGTTAAAACTGCATGTAAGGTTGGGGATTACAAGAAAGCTGAAAAAGTAATACACAAATGTCTAAAACCATACAGAATAAATAGCAAAAGAGAGTTTTTCGAGCTTCCTTTTGAAATCTGCGAATCTGTTATGCTTTCTGTGTGTAATGATATCAATAGTAAATTAGGGTTGTCTTTTGACAATCCCATCCACTTTTCCGAAGCTTCAGAAAATGATGAAGATTATTATGAAGGGAAAACCACAACGGTAAAAGTTTCGCAATTGATTCCGCAGTGTAAATATAATTCAACTTTAAATGAAGAGCAGAAGTTTCGAGTTGGTATTCTTATGAAAATAGTAAAGGATATTTACCCCTGTGATTTAGAAGAATGGATGGATGGGTTTATGAAGGATTATAATCCAGAAAAGGAAATAAAAGTCTGGGAAGCAATTGCAAGAGCCTATATAAGATTAGCGAAATATAATATTTCAAAAGATCATAACGGTGAAATTCTTAAATATCTATTGATGAGGACATGGAGTAAGAAAAGCGTTGTATTGAAAAATATCAAAGATAACGAGATCCCTCTTGAGCTTATCTCAAAAATTTTAGATGGTTATGATATGAAGCCAAGACCAATAACCATCAACCGTATGGGCTGAAATGAGTCGTAGTCATTTCTTGGACGTCTCATGACGTAAGGTTATGTTTTATAAATGATAAATTAGTATTCGGTCTTTTTTTATCTGCGTTTTAATACAATCACTTAGCTGTTCTCATATCAATACCGCCTGTAAAAATTCCGAATTTCCGTATTCGGTTTACCTGGCGATAATCAACAGACACTTAACAACATAAACTGCTTTTTCCTCGAATCCAAATACTTTTCGGTCATTTCTTCTTGGTGGTAACTGGAAAAATTAAATCTAAATATTCCAGAATTAGCCAATTACCTCTCTTTTTCTGGCTTTAAAAAGCGATTAACATCTTGAGTTGGCTTAAAAAGCATTGTTGGGTGCTGTGGCTCCTGGACTATGGCTTCCCGGTAATATCATCAGCACGCAGTATGCGGTTTTTTTGCTCGATGAGTTGCGCAGACATTGGCTGCTGTACTGCCTGGCCAGGCGACATAAACCATTTATTATATAATTTATCAAATCGACCTGATCTGAACATGAATTTTATTTCTTCGTTAATAATATCCATCATGTCATTGGCATTTTTTGCGGCAACAAGACCATAAGCTAACTCATCTCCATAACCTTCGGGGCTCATCTGGTATTTTTCTTTTTCTGCCAGGTTGCTTAATTTACCAAGAATAATAATGTCGTCTGTTACAAATGCAGAAATATGCCCCTCCTCAAGTAAATTAAACCCTTCGTCAAAGTCTCGAACTAATTTGACGGAAATTGAATAATTATAAAGCTGGTTCATTTCTGTTAAAACCTGTGCCGATGTTCCCCCACTTATTGCCCCAACGGTATGCCCGGCCAGCATTTCTGTGTTCATTATATTATCTGACTTCCTGGTCAGGTAATTCATTTTAGAATAAAACCAGGGAGTAGAGAAATTCACCAGTTTAACTCTTTGCCCCGTGTTTGCAGCAATGGCACAGAGGATATCAGCTTGATTGCTCGCAATAACTTCAAAGCGGGCGGCATTGGCAATCTTCATCCACTTTACATTTATATTGGTATTGTATCGTTTCTTCAAGCTTTCGACCACGTCAAGACAGAGATCTATCGCCATGCCAGTTGGCTTGCCGTTTAATTGCCATGATATCGGTGGAGTATTATCAACCCACGCTAAGGTTATACTGTGGGTGCTGAGTACTTTATTCAGCACAGGATCGGCAAATGCATTCCCGCAATATGACATCATAACTGCCAACAGAAAAGCAGCAATCGTTTTACAACGAGTTAAATGAATAAACAAAAACAGGCCTCCATTAATAAAAATGGCCAAAAAAGAATAATTTTATAAAAATGCTAAAGACATATAACTATATTGTAATTGTTTTTAGGTCTATTTCCCAATAATAGTCCTTGAGTTTAGCCTGTTCATTTTTTGACAATAAGAGTGTAATTCAGATTGGAAGCATGCAGTACAAACTGGTGGCAGCAAAAAGTGATATAGATCACATTCATTAGCATCCTTACTATCCTGTCTGTACAATCACGCCCGGCCTAATCAGGCCAGTATTCATAACAATAAACCTGCAAAGACGATAATTATGACCACAACTCAAACTGAAGCACATAACCGGGAAAATTCCCTTTCCTATGTTTTGCGTAGCCCACGCCTGTTTGCACGAGAAACCCTTGCCGGGATAGTCACCGCATTGGCGTTAGTCCCGGAGATAATTTCATTTTCGGTTATTGCTGGAGTTGACCCGAAAGTTAGCTTGGTTGCCTCCATTGTGTTGTGCCTGTCTATGTCTTTTCTCGGTGGACGCCCAGCGATGGTCACTGCTGCTGCAGGCTCGGTGGCGTTAGTCATTGGCCCGATGGTGCATCAGCATGGGGTTGAATACATTTTCCCAGCCGTATTGCTTGCGGGGTTGATACAGATTTTGTTTGGTGTGAGCGGGCTTGCGCGCATGATGCGCTATATACCGCTTTCTGTGATGACCGGGTTTGTGAACGCACTCGGTATTCTGATTTTCTTTGCACAGGTACCCCATATTTGGGGAACTAACCCATTGGTTTGGGGGCTGTTCGCATTGACTCTGGCTATTGTTCTGTTCCTCCCGCGGGCGGTAAAATCTGTTCCGTCGCCGCTGGTGGCGGTGATTGCGATTACCACGCTGTGCTTAGGAATGGGTTTTTCTGTACCGACGGTAGGGGATTCGGGGCCGATGGCCGCAGGCTTGCCGGGGCTAACAGAACTGTTAGTGCCACGGAATCTGGATACATTACGGATTATCTGGCCCTGTGCGTTGAGTATTGCGTTCGTTGGTTTAATGGAGTCTTTATTGACGGCCAAATTGGTTGATGAGTTGACCGACACGCCTTCAAGTAAACGTCGTGAATGCTGGGGATTAGGGCTATCCAATATCTTCGCGGGTTTCTACGGCGGTATCGCTGGATGCGCCATGATTGGCCAGACCATGGTGAATGTGGAACTTGGTAAAGGGCGCACGCGAGTGTCGACACTTGCCGCAGGCCTGGTATTGTTGCTGCTGGTCACCGGTTTGAGCGAATTGATGGCAAAGATCCCGATGGTGGTTTTAGCAGGGATCATGGTGATAGTGGCGGTGAAAACGCTGAACTGGCATAGCGTTAAGCCTGCCACATTAAAAAGGATACCTCTGCCGGAAACGCTGGTGATGGTATTGACTGTAGCGGTGACCGTCGCAACGGGGAATCTGGCGCTTGGTGTGGTTGGCGGTGTTATCTTTGCAATGATTCTCTTTGCTCGCCGAATCGCACACGTAGTACGTGCGCAAAGAACATTATCTGAAGACGGAAAATCTGTTCGTTATACGGTAACCGGGCCGCTGTTCTTTGCCAGTAGTAACGACTTGTTTGAACATTTCCAGTATGCCGATGATCCGCAGAACGTCATTATTGATTTGTCTCAGGCGCAAATATGGGATGTGTCGACTGTCGCGGTGCTTGATGCTATCGAAAACCGCTATCAACGCTATGAAAGTAAAGTGCAAATAGTGGGATTGGATGTACGGAGCAGTGACTTTCATGAACGACTAAGCGGCAAAATCTGATGACAACGTTTGGCGATGAAAAGACATACTTGAACATCAAATGACAAAACTGTGAATCTGCCGTTACTTTTGCATTCTCGGGACTGCTAGATTAGTACCAGTTCCAGAGTGAAACGGAGGTGCCAGAAAGTTTGAAACTGATCCTCGATAGTAAACTGGTGAGTACCTGGTAGAATGATTGCCTTAGTACTCGTGGGTGTAAACCGTATTGGATCGCTTGAAGAAGCGGAAAAATTTACCAGATAACTCGTATCACCTCTCTAAAGGCTGCAGATTTGCAGCCTTTTCTATTTGCGGTTTTTCACAAGTTAACTCCTGCGGTCCCTTCTATTGTTATGTGTGTTGTTTCGTAGCCTGCAAGTCGGCAGAATAACTAAAAATGGTTGGTAATTAATACAATGAAGGAAATGAGCATGGTTAATGCAGCACCCCTCCTTGAAACTGAACGTTTAATCCTCCGGCATTTTACTCTGGATGATTTCACTGATTTAGCAGCCTGCTGGGCTGACCCAGAAATGGTGAAATTTATAGGTGGCGGCCAACCGCAAGGGCCGGAAATGACATGGGGAAGGTTGCTGCGTTACATCGGCCATTGGCAGGCGCTTGGTTACGGTTATTGGGCCGTGTTTGAAAAAATTTCTGGGCGTTATATTGGCTCGTTTGGTTTTCAAGATGCACATCGTGAATTAACTCCAGCACTCGAACTCCCGGAAGCCGGGTGGTCGTTAATTCCTGCGGTACATGGTAAAGGCTATGCAAGCGAAGCGTTAAGCGCCATTTTGCAATGGGCCGATAGTGAATTCACCACGCCAGTTTGCTGCATTATTGATGACGACAATCTGCGTTCCATCCACCTGGCGGAACGATTTGGCTTCCAGTTTGAACATTATGTCGAATACCACGGCAAGCAGATAAAGATGTTCGTTCGACCTCAGCGCTAACCATCGCCCGCCACTGGTTTATAATTGATCGATAAATAAACAAAGTGGGGGGTGGTATGTATCAGCGAATTGATGGTGAAAACTGGCGTCATGTCTTTATTGTTGGGGACTTGCACGGCTGCCTTTCTGATTTTATCAACCAACTCAAACTACAACACTTTGATTATCACCAGGATCTGGTTATTTCAGTTGGCGATCTTATCGATCGCGGAGCAAACAGTCCTGGTTGCCTGGCGTTGCTTGACAGCAAGTGGTTTAAAGCGGTGAAGGGCAATCACGAGGCGATGGCGTTGGAAGCACTGGACGAAGGTGAGGGCGTTCTCTGGCAAATGAATGGGGGAGACTGGTATCGGGAATTACCAGAACTACGCCAGCAAAATGTGCAACAAGCGATTTTACACTGCCGCGATTTACCGCTGGTAATAGAGTTGCACACGCACGGAAAGGTTCTGGTTATTGCCCACGCCGACTATCCCGCATCCCATTACAGTTGGAACCAGCCGGTTGATGAGC